GCTTGTCTTATTCATTTTTGCGCCACGGAATGCTCGGTTCACATTTCCCGCAATCGTCACAAGTCCTCGGCCAATTCAATTTCCATTCAAAGTATTCGTCCCTGGTGATTTCCCCGGCGTGTAACTCCTGCTGGCGCAAGAGCCATTCGTGCATGAACTCGTCTACAAGCCCATAGTTGAAGTAAATGCCCACGGGAGGTTGTGCGGGCCAGTCGTAACTGTCATTATACTGGACAACGGTTTCCTCTTTGATTTTGCCGGGAACACGGACAAGTGGAAACAGGCGGATAGCGCCAGGGCTGTCCTCGTCGAGCCAGAAGAATGTC